CGTCCCGCCGCGACCTTTGAGGAAAGCGCGCGCCATGGCTACGGCCCCGGACGCAAGCTGAGGAAGAAGAGGTTGTAGGCGTCGACGGTGGCCTGCGAGATGGGCGCGGTGCCAGTGTAGCCGTCAGGATACTCGGTCGCCGCAATGCTCTCGTCGACGCCGTCGAAGCCGTTGCTGTGCAGGATCGACATCGGAGTGTAGGTCGGAACAGACCAGTTGTTGCTGGTGCTGGTCCCGCCGATCATCAGGCCGCCAGCGCTGACGTTCAGTGAGACGGTGCGGCCGGTGTTGACGCCGCTGAAAACGGTGGACTGGCGCACAACGTAGCCGCTGCGCGCCTCGAACATCAGGGCGTAGGCGAAGGCGTTGTACGGCGCGGAGTCGCGCGTGATGTCTGCGACAATGTTTCCAGCGGAGGTGGGCGTGTGCGCGATCCAGATGCCGCCAGAGTAGGTGTTGGTTCCCTCGCTCTCGGCGATCTGAACGGCCTGCACGCCGTCCACCTGAACGTCGGTGATGTCTCGGTCGCCCGTGTGGCGGCAGCCGCTGAAGATCAGGACGTGCTTGTGCGGATTGGCCGGGCCGACGTTCAGCGTCGGCGAGTAGACCAGAGGGTTGCTGGTGGTGCTCGCAAAGGAATAGAGCGCCGACGAGTCGTTCATCAGCAGCTGCAGGGGAGCGACTGCGCCCCGCATCCTATGCGCAAAGCGAGCCATCAGTAGGCGGGACCCAAGTGGTGGCCGATCACGGTCGTGCCGTCGGACATCACCGCCAAGACAATGAGGTCGATACGGCCGACGGTCGTGGACAGCACGGGAGCCGCGCCGCCAACCCAGACGTCGACGCCGCTCCACGCGAGGGAGGCGGAGGCGCTGTTGCAGATGACACGGACCTCCACCATCTGGTTCGCCGCGATGTTGGTCAGCGTGGCGGTGGCCGCCGTCGCGGACGAGGTCGTCTCCTTGTTGGCGTTGGCCGACATGTCGATGTTGAAGGCGGCGCCCCAAGTGATGACCTGCGGCGTCACCTTGATCTCGTCTTGGAAAACCATCGGGCCAGTGAAGGTGTCGCCCGCCTTGTTGGCCTTGGCGGACAGCTCGTCGTAGCGGGCGGCGTCGCCGTTGACCGTGGGCGCGCCAAGACCAGTGATCTTGTTCGTGCCCATGGCGATGGCGCCAGTCATCGTGCCGCCGCTCTTGTCGAGCTTGTTCGTGAGGTTCGTCTCGGCGGTGTCGAGGCGACCCTCGACCTCGTCGATGGCGGCCTGCACGTCGGTCGCCGTCAGTCCAGAGGTGGCGTTGCTGTAGGTGATGACGTTCGCCGCGCCCGGCGCGGGCGTCGGAGCAAGCTCCTGCCAGTTCGCGGCGTCGCCAGCGAAGGAGCCGCCAGACGTGTGGTCCATGACAGCGAGGTACGTGACGCCGCTCTCGTTCACCAGATCGAGCCGCTTGTAGGCGGTGGCGGTCGCCCAAGTGCCGCGAGCGCGGAAGATGTAGCCGTCAGGAATGTTCACCCAGCCAGCCTCGGGGTCGACGTAGACGCCCGAGCGGGACTGCATCTGGTCGCCGTTCATGCGGAACGCGAAGATCGTCGAGTCGACGTCTCCGTTGTTGTCGAAGATGTCAGACAGCAGGTCGTAGAGGGAGCGGCCGCCGATCTCGCAGTTCTCCAGATAGGTGTCGAGAACGTGCGTGCCGGAGTTGGCCGACTGGAACAGCAGCTGGGTGCCGGTCGGGCGCGTGGTCATTTGATCTCACCCTTCTTGACGAGGTCGACGATCCGACGGCGCGTCAGGTGGTAGCGCGGCTCGTTCTTGAGCTGCGTGACGACAGCCTCCAAACCCACTTCGAGCTTCGTGATGCGCGCGTCGAGCGCGACAAGGAGCTGCTCCATCTGCGTGATGGACTGCTGCTGCGTCTGCAAGACAGCGGTGTGGCGCTCATGGATGGCCAGAAAGTATTCGCGCATCGAGGGAGGCACGTTCTTGGCCAGCTGCTCGGCGGTCGGCTTGGTCATGCGGCGGCTCCCATGGCTTGGCGCATCGTGATCAGGTTGCCCTTCTGGGCCTCCGCCTCGATCTGGTCGGCAGGCTGGACGGACGCGCCGCGCGCCTTCTCCATCAGGGCCAGCTGCTGGGAGGGCGAGGGGCCAGCGGCTTGGTCCTCTTTCGAAATCTTGAACTGCTCAAGGTCGGAGATGCCCATGGCGCGGATCGCCTCCTCGACGATGCGGCCAGCCCGGTACTCCATGATCAGCCCCGTCTGGTTCAGGACCTGAAGGACGGTCATCCATGTCTCGGCGTTGCGCGTCGGCTCGATGGGCAGCGTGCCGTCGACCACCATGTAGTGGATGTCGCCCTGCAGGTCGCCGATGTCGAAGTCGAGGTAGCCGTCTTGGATCGAGGGACGCAGCAGACCCGGCGCGTCCTGCTCGTTGATGGCGATGGCCCCCTCGTAGCGCAGCGCGTCTTGGATGTTCGAGACCATCATGCGGACTTTCGGCCGGATGGTCGTGGCCGACAGGACGCGAGACAAGACACCGAGCCGCTGGGAGCCGAGCTGGGTGAGGCGCGCAATCTCCGTGGCGGTGCGGATGCCGTCGGAAGTCGGCATGCCCTGCTGCGCGTCGGAGGCCGCCGAGACACGCTGCTTCATCTCGGACAGCGCGGCGATGTCCGCCCAGTGCGACTGGGTCACATCAGGCACCGCCGCGACATAGACGCCATCGCCCGGCTTCGTGCCGGGCATGGTGCGCACGATGCCCCACGGGTTCCGGTCGATCAGGTCGTTGATCGCGACTTGGGTGGGGTCGGCGAAGATCAGGTTGTTCAGGGCGGCCTGCACGTTGTCGACGCGGCTGCGCAGCAGCCACGTCGCAATGTTGTGCAGCGGCATCAGCAGGTCGTAGAGCGACTGCGAATAGCTCTTGTGGGCGTCGTGGAACAGGCCGCCGATCACCACGGGGAACTGCTGGCCGTAGCCGTTGAGCTGGCAGCGCAGGACGACGCTCTCGTCGATGACCGTGACGACCATCCAGAGCTGGTTGATCTGCGGCAGGTTCACCTCGTAGCCAGACATGCGCACCCACAGCTCATCGACGATGCGCGCCTTGCCCAAGGAGAAGAGCGTGCCCGCCGTTTCGCTGCGCGTGTTTTCGAGAGGGTTGATGTTGAAGTTGTTGCCCATCTCCTTGAAGTCGGCGTGCGCCTCCCACGAGCCGGTGGTGGCGATGCCGGAGCGGCGGAGAGCCGGGTACTTCTGGAGCTTGGGGTAAAGGCCCGAGTTCATGAGGGCGGACGTCGAGGAGTAATCCACGAAGCCGATGAACTGCATCTCGTCCCAGTCGCCCCAAGACACGCGGGGGTCCGGGAAGCAGCGGCGCGGATCAAAGTTGATGATGCTGTTCGTGTTGTTCTTGCTGTCCCAGATGATCTTGGTCGGCGCGAAGCCGTAGCGTATCGAGTCGAGCAGCAGCTGGGCAACGCGGGCCTCGCCTGCGGTGCGGCGCATGTGCTGGTGCAGCAGCCGCTCGCAGATCAGCGCCGGGCGGCGCGATTGCGCGTTGGTGCCCTCCAGCTGGAACATCGGATTGCGGCCCGCGAGGGCCGCCATCTGGTACGTCAGCACCGTGTCGGCGACCGCGCGCGTGTCGGAGATGACCGCCTTCTCACGGAACTTCGTGGCGTCCGGCTTCACCCACACGTCATGGGCGCGGTCGGCCTCCAGCCAGTTGGAGTAGCGCCGCGAAATCTTGTCGTGCGACATGTTCAGGCAGGCGCGGACGTACTCGACGAGGCGCTGCTCCTGCGCCTCGCTCAGGTCGTCGGAGATGTCCTCGTAAGACATCAATTTCTCAGCATGCGGCGCGAGGTCAACAATGACCTCGTGCGGGAGGATGCTGGTGTCTCTGCGGTAATCCATGTCGGTTTATGTCGTAGGGGTGGAGGGAGTGTCGTCCCGGTTACTCTCCCCAGCCCGGAAAGGCTGAGTGCTTGCCAAAGGACGACGGCGAAAGTTGCGAGAACTGGCGGCCAACCTCCCGGAGCAGGGAGTTCTCCAAGGAGACCGTGCCCATCGAGAAGTCGAGGTTGGAGCCAGCGAGGCGGGACATCACATCAAGGCCAATGGCGAGGGCGTCGACCTGATCGTCGTGAGAGGCGGACGGAAACTGCTGACACTCGTCAAGGAAGGCGTCGAGCCACGGGGCGGATTGCGGGATCAAGACACGGCCGCCCTCGATCAATGGCAGCACGGCGTTGATGCGCGCCTCCTTGTCGCCGCTGATCTTGTGGGCGATGACCGCGATGCCGGACTGGGTGCGCAGCTCTTGGATGAGGGATTGGCCAGACGCCTTGTCTTCGATGTAGAAGCCGCGCAGGCCACGGCCGCGCCAGACGGCGTTGAGCGAGATCGCCACGCGCTTCAGCTCGGGGAAGGACCACTTCCCCCGCACCTGATCCAAGAGGCAGATGTCGCCGTTCGCCGCCGCGCCCCAGACCTGCAGGACCGAGTAGTCGTTGTCTTCGCCCTTCTTGAAGGCCGTGTCGGCGGAGATGATGATCGTCGGACACTCCGGCGCCTTCTCGTAGGTGCGCATCCACGTCGACTTGATCAGGTTGCCGCCCTTGATGAAGGGCTGCTGCATGTAGAGAGCGGCGAACTCGCGCTCATCGAGCTTCTTGCGGCGGTGCAGCATCTCCAGCGGGAAGCGCTCGGGCCAGAGGGGGGTCTCCTGTTCAAGGTAGACGTAACGGCGGCGCGCGTTGTTCTCCATCTTCAGGTCCGCGATGTAGCGCGGGTCGTCCTTCGGGAGCATCGTGCGCGGCGTCTGGACCTGCGACTTCGTGTAGGTGATGGCCGGGAAGTTGACGTGGACCCAATCGCCATCCTTCCACTCCTCCAGCTCCATCACGCGGCCAGCCGGGTCGTCGGGGTGCCAGCGCGTCAGGATCATGATCTCGATGGGCTGCGTGCCGTCCGGCTCCGGCTGCTTACGAGTGGTCATCGCAGAGGTGTAGTGCGACCAGACGGTGTTGCGCTGGGTGGCGCTGTCGGCCTCCTTGCGTGTCTTGATCGGATCGTCGAGCACGAGGAGCGTGGCCGGGCGGCCAGTGGTCGAGCCGCCGACGCCCGTCGCGTAGTAGGTGCCGCGCTCAGTCGTGTGCCAGTCGTTGGCGGCCGCCTTGGTGGGGTCGATCTCGATCTCGAAGGCTTGGCGGACCAGCGGGTGCTTGAGGTTCTCGCGGCAGGCGTGGCCGAACCGCTTGGCCAGCTCGATGTTGTACGAGCACGAGAGGACGTCGCGACCGCGCTTCTTCGCGAGGTAGTAGGCCGGGAACAGCTCGGTCGCCAGCCACGACTTTCCGTGGCGCGGCGGCATGGTGATCAGCAGGCGGTAGACCGGCCTGCCCTTGGCGTTGGTGAGTTCGCCGCGTTCGAGCTTGTCGAGGACGTCGATCAGTTCGAGCTGGAAGGGCTGAAGGGTGAACTCCGGGTAGAGCGCCTCCACGAAGCCCTTGAAGGAGGCGCGCATCTTGCGGAGCTGCAGGAGGTGCTGGGCGGCTTTCGCCGGAGTGACAGACATGAATTACCTCGGGCTTAGTCCGAGGTAATGTCTATGACCTCCGCGTCCTCGATGTCGTCCCGCTCGATGGTGGCGTCCAGCCTGTGGCCAGTGGTGGCGATCTGCAGGAGTTCCGCCTCGGTGAGTTCGGAGAGGGACTTGTCCGTGATGTGGACTTCCTTCTTCGTGTAGTTCAGGTCGGGCACGATCTTGTTCAGCATGCCAAGGAACAGGCGCGTCTGCTGGGCGTCCCACTTCTTTTCGCCCTTCAAGACATCGTTCGCGTCCTGCATCCGGTCCTTCACGATGGCCAGAGCGCGGCGGCGCACGTTGTCGATCTCGATGGGGGTGACAGGCGGCAGCTTGGTCGCCTTGACGATGGGTGTGAGGGACTTCTTCGGCGGCATCAGTGGCTTCCTTCGGTGGTGGCGGTCGTTTCCGAACACTCGCACAGAGCGTTGGGAAACGCATCCGAAGATGTCATCGCGGCCCGTCCTCGATGCATCTCACGATCAGGATGATGAACAGGATCACCATGAGGGCAGCGGGCACGGCGCCGGGATCAGGGGGCGTTTCCAAATTTTGCTCCGAATTATCGGGAGTCCCGACATGGCATTTGCGCGATTTTTCAATCGGCGGGGTGGTGGCCTACCCCCCCCACTCTGCAAAAAGCACTGATGGTTGGCCAGATTTTTTCCACCACTAGCTAAGCCTTTGTAGCTCAAGGACTTCTGAGTCCTATCGAAGGACCCAACACCTTGGTTTAGACCCCCAAAGGGGGTCGGGGGATAAATGGGCGGTCAGTCGGATCGGCCGACGACATTGGGGTTGGGCTAAGCCACTGGTTACACAGCGGAACTTAGCCTGACGATCTCACCCAGCTGCTAGACCAGTCTCCCAAAGGGAGACGAGGGATAACAGTCGGCGTTCCGAACGGGACGAAACATCCACACCTCGAAAGGAAACCACCATGTCGAAGAAGACCAACGTCATCACCAAGGTCGAGAACGTCGAACTGGCTCGCAACGCGAGCCACGTCCAGATCACCATCCTCGGCTCGAAGAGCCGCGACATCGTCGGGGCGTGCTTGGCCAAGGCCAAGGCCAAGATCGGCGAGACGAAGGGCAACGAGTACCGGGAGAACCTCTGGAAGTTCACCGCGAAGATGGCCGCAGCGAAGCTGAACGGCACGCCGATGCCGGTTCCGCCAGCCGAAGGCTGGGGCATGAGCTGCGTGAAGCAGGCCGACTTCCCGCTGGTCCCGCTGGACGGTGCGACGCCGAAGGCGTCGAAGGCCAAGGCCAAGGCTGCGGCGAAGCCGGAGCCGGTCGTCGAGGCGGCGAAGCCGGAGATTGACGGCGACTGGACCTACTCGATGGAGCAGTCCAAGGCGGCGATCATGGCGACCCTCGCGAAGATCGAAGACCCGGCTGTCCTGTCGCAGGCTCTCGCCAACTTCGCGAAGCTCTGAACGACCCGCAAGACACACACGCTGCTGCTCAGCCCCTTCGGGGGCTGGGCCATTCGTT